GTAGTAGAGGTAGTATCACCAGTACCTAAAAGGTAAGGGTTTTCTACCAATTCAAACGCAGGGACAGCAGAGCCATCGTGAGAAAATTCCTCTGGAATTTTACTATTTTTAATAGCGTAAAGAATCTCTCTTGCTTTAAAAGCAGGAGTAGAACTCTTTTTGACAATAATTCTATTAGGTGAACAGTCAAAGATTTTACCCTTTGGATTAGTTACCCTTGCGGCAGTTCTCCAAAGAGCTTTTAGACCAGCATAGTCAAGTTTAAGATTGGTTGTAGTACCATCAGAGATAAGATTACTCCAATCAGTACCACCAGATTCGTTAGGATGAGTTGCCGTAGCCATAAAATCACCATCACCACCAGTAGTGGTAACAGTATAGTTGCCTTTATCATCGTTCTCAGTATAAGAACTTAGATGAGCGGCATCATATTTTCGTGCTAACAACTCTTCTCTTCGTGTGTAACAAGCCTTTTTAAGCTCATTAACAATGTTTTGTACATTTCGTTTTTTAATACCAAATTTCCACATAAACCACGAAAATGATAATAACAATCCAAATCTTTCTTGAGTATATGTCTGACTATTCGTTTGAACAGGAACTTCAGCAACAACAACGCCTTGCTCGTGCATACGAGAAGCACTGCTTAAGCCTGAAATTCCACTGTCTTTAAGGTAATAATCCTCAACGCCAGTAGTAACATTGTACATACTGCGGAAATATTCCGTTTTCTCAGTAGTTGGTTTTAACCAATACTTTTGAATCGCAACATCCACCGCATCGGCGAATTGGGCTATTACACCAGGAGCAGAAGCCATATAGTTTTAGTTATTAATTCACAAAGACCTAAGTAGAGGTACTTCGTGATTGATTAAATCTTCCTCTTAGTTGTTTGTCTCCAGTAGCACCAACAAGACCAAAACAAGTAAACACAGCGGTAGCACCAGTAGCGGTGGTATCAGTGTTATTTACAGTGTCGTGGTCAGTTAGAACCATACCTTCGTAAAGCTCGGTAGCGTCAGTAGCGTTAGCAGTATCAACAATCCAAACTTGTCCTTCAACAAAGGGAATATATTTAATTTTCGTAGCAGTTGTAGAAATGGTTTCAGCAGCAACACCTTCAATAGTGTGAATAGTAGAGGAACTGGTTGCCCTTTGAAAGACATTACCACTTCGGTCTAATATATCACCCTCTGCAATAGCAGTTCCAGCAGTAACAACTGCTTCTTCTGCTGATGCTTCAGGCATTCCACCGACTAATTTCATTCCCATAATTATAATTTATTTATAAGTAGGTTATAAACCCATTTCTTCTAAATCCTCGTCTTCCCAACCACCACCTTGAAATTGAGAACGACTAACGCCCTCAGGAATAGGAGTTGAAGAAGGAGTATTTAATCCGCCCCCACCAGACTTAGAAGAAGCACTTAGCTTTTCCTTTTTGGTTTGGGATTGGACAGCGGTTTTTTGAGGTAAAGATTGTTTTGGATTAAGACGATTATGGGCAAAGTCCATTAAATCCTTAATTCCTTGAGGATTCTTTGGGGCTGAAAAGCCATATTCATCCATAATTTGTCTTAAAGCAGTCCATTTTGTATCATCGGGGTCATTTTCAGGTAAGTATTCAGGGTGTTCCTGTAGCCAATTATCTTTATTACTTTGTAGTTTCTCGTTATAGCCAATTTTTTGGACATCATCCTTACGAACATATCCTTTGGCTTTGAGAACTTTTTCAATTAAGTCCACGTCAGCTTCAGATACATCTTTCAATGCATCTTCCGTCATTAGTGGTTCTTCTTTTGGCTTTGATTTTACTTCCCTACGTTCTCCCCTTAGTGATACAATCTCTTTTAATAGAGATTCTTTTTGAGACTGCAATCCAGTAATCTCTGTCTCATCAATGACTTCTTCATCAGGAGTAAGTTCAGCAGGAGCTTCGGATTGAGCCCGTTCTTCTGCTAATTCTTCCTCTGTTTTTTGCGGAGTTTCTTCTCCGACTGATTCAGATTCATTAATTGGTTTTTCTGAGGGGGAAGTGTCCTCTGGAGTTTCCGTCTCCTCACCAGTAACCTGTTCCTCGGTTTCTGGTGCTTCATTTACTTCCTCGGCGACAGTGTCGCCCGAGATTGGTATTTCCATATTTTTACTTTAGTTTTGGCTAGCATAAAGTGGCTAGATTTAATGAATAACACAAAAAACTCCCTTAACTTGGGAGCTTAATGTGAACACCTAGAAAACGGAAACCGCATAGAAGCCGCTCTAGGAGTCCACGTGGAACCCCCAAGTTAATGCGGTTGTATGCGATTTGTTATTCTATTTGTTAAATGTACTTAGTTACCAACATCAATTTGTATTCCATTAACAGTTGTTGGTGAATGGTCAATCTTAATGTAATCTTCAAGATTTTCCAATTTACCTTCTTCTACAAGTAAAGTAATCTCTTTTTCGTTCCTCTCTGTATCAGCGAATAATCTTATACGTTTCTCTAGTCGTTTTTTAAGGTCTTCTTTAATTCTTTCTAACTTCTCTTCTTCAATTCTTAACTCTGCTTCTTTAAGTTGCTTTTGATACATACGGTTTTTTTGTTAGTTACTTAAGTATCCCGCTGACTTCCTCTACTAGATCATCATCGCCAGAAGTCCAACCATTCTTTTCACCATATTCTTCAAAATACTTCTTAACTACGGCAGTAACCTTATCATTTGGGCTAATCTCTACTTCTTCCTTAGATAGTTTTGACATATCTTCTAGCATTTTTTTGTCTTTGTTTAGAGCAAAAAACATTCCTTGTTCATAGGCAGGATTTTCAACGCCCTTTTTCTGTGGATTCTCTTTTTTATAAGCCTCTTTAGCAGACTCAAGGAAGTCTGTTTGGCTTTTGCCAAGTTCTTCAAGAATAGGGTCAGCGACTTTAAGAAAGTGTCTGCGTTGAGCTGATTCTTCACCATTAAGCCTTCGGGAAGAAGTAACCTCTTGACCCTCTAGGTTTAGTTCTTTCTCTCCAGTGGTAGTTAAAACTACTTTTAAAAGAGAAAGTGCCTGTTTTGTTAGCTTCATAGTTTTTATTTATTGATTAGGTTTAAAGTCCGGATATAGTTTTAGGATAGTTGCCTTAATCTTACCGCACCAAATAACAACATCATCTGAAGCGGTAGCCCGTCTAATAAGTCCAGTTGATAAATCTTTACCTTTTCCCCTGTCAGCTCCTAGTCGTCTGTCTAAATACTCTGGTAGATAAATAAAGATTTTAAAATTCCCGTTTGCCCTATCTTCTACTATAGCCTCAAAATCCTTACCAAGTATTTCATCAATCTTTAAACGCCAGACAGATGGAAAGGGTAATTCTTCTGCGATTACTGGTTCTACCTTAACATCAGCAAACACCCCGACCCCGATTGCTGGTTCTATTGTAACTGCAGCATTTTCGGTATTAGTCTCTGCCACTAATGGTTCGGGTTGAGTAGTGGTAGCTGGTAATTGTTTAACAACACCTTCAACTAAATCCACCAGACCATCTAGTTTTGCTTCTAATAATTCTATCTTATCTGGTTGTTTTGGTTTTTTTGACATAGATTATTTTTTAAATATTTTAATTTTTCGTTCAAGGTTACCGCTAAATATCTGTTCTTCATCGGGAATATCCATAATATGAGGAGCCTTTACTCTAACAGTTTCACCCTTTTCATAAGCCTTTGCGGCTTGAAATTCAAACCAAAGTTCAGTTTCGTAGGTTTTTACCTTAGTTCTTTTAACAGGTAAAAGGTTTTTCATATCATCTTGAGAACCTATCGTCATTAAAAAGTTAACTAAATCGTCTCGCTTTAAACGAAATGTCTCACCCTTTAAATCAAACTTAACAATCTGACAATCTTTAACCTCTTTACTATCATTATAATTAACTTCAGCACCAAGTATTTGGCCTTCAAGAGTCTTGAGTTGTAGTTTTTCGTGTTCTTTTAACATAACTATTTCTTCTTTGCCAATATTTCGTTGGGAGTTAAAACTAAGTATTCTTTTTTATCTTCTGTAAGTCTAAGTCCATCATAACTTTGGAAATAGACTTTGTCGCCGACCTTTAAATTGTATTCTTTACTAGTATCCTCATTGATAGCTATTATCTCACCAGTTGGTCGTCTAAGAGAATCTGTTTCAATCGTCTCGGGAGTAAGAATACCAGACTTAGGTTCTTCTTTTTTATCCTGTTTAACTAAAATTTTATTACCGATTGGTTGAATCATAGAGTTGCTATCCTTTCTATTTCACTTAGGAAAGCACGAACACCCATTTGTTTGCCGTCTCTTTCAAAAGCATTTCTAAGATATATAAAATCTGTATCACCAGATGGTATTTGACTTCCCCAATTAGCACATTCAGCATCAGCTAAATCTTTCATAGCTATATAAGCCTGTGTAGTTATAAGGTTTTTAAATAAACTTTTATCTCTTTCGTTCATACGGTTATTTAGTTATTATCGTATCAAAATGATACGATTATCTCTTTAATCTAGCTAATAGACCTTTTTTCTTAGGTTTCTTTACTACCTTAGTAACTTTCTTATCAGCTTTAGGTAATAATTTTGAATTAGTTTTTACTTTTGGTTTCTCAACCTTTTGCCCCATAATTTCCTCTACTAATTCATCTACTGATAGTTCTGGGGGATAAGACTCTTGACTGTCTTTATAATCAACCAAGATGTCGCCATTAAGACTTTTAGAAACAAACTTAATGTTCATTGCCCTTGGGTCTGGCTTTAAGTCTCTTAGCTTTTTAACTAAAAGATTTACTTTTTTTTCTACTTTCATAGTTCTTATTTAATTTTTTTAATAATTCATCTTTTGTTAAAGGGAAGTGTTTTATTCCAACCTTTTCAGCCCAACCGATTCTTTTATCTTTCTTAATATTATTGTTCTTAATATTTTTTAACTTCTCATATCCTTTCCTACGAACCTTTTTCTTTTTTCCTTTTATATATAAAACTGACATATTATTTTACTAAGTTTCTAATTAAATCACATATTGGTGGTTCTTTTTCTATATAATCATCTTTCTTTGGTCTACCAATTCCCTTATATTTCTTATTATTTATTATAAGATAAGAATTAAATATAGTTCCACATATAAGCATTTCTTTACCAATATTCAAATCTCTACCTATTTTTTTTCTTTTATTTCTATATTCTAAAGCATAAGAAAACCACATAGGCTTATATTTAACTATTACCCTTTTTCTTGTTACCGTTTTAACAAGTTCTTCTAATAAGTTTTGATAATCCATATTTATTCTTTTTGAGTACCTATATTCTTACCTACACCCTTATCACCAGCTTGTAGGGCACTACTAGCTACTAATGGTTTAAGTTCACCACCACCACCCTTAGGTGCTTGTCCAGCTTTATTATTAATAAATAGGTCAGGTTCTACCTTAATTCCATAATATTTCTCCATTACTTGGTTTCTCACATCAGGCGTTAAGTTCTCATCTTTCATAGACAGACTAACCTTTTCTTCTGACTTAGCATCTTGAGGTTGCATAGATTGTTCGTATATTTTCATTAATCCATCTTCATCAATCCAGTCTTTTACATCTTGATCATAGGCTTTAAGTATCTGTTTAACTGGTTGTAATAGTATTGGAATATCCTGTGGAGCCTGTAGCATACCCTGAATAGACGGATAGATAAGATTATAAAGGTCTAATTTCATTCGTTTCTCTAACTCCTTAGACGGGTTAAGAACAGATTGAGGTTTAACTCTAATAACACCTTCCCAACTAAGTCTATCTAATCCTAATTGAGCACCATAACGATAAAATTTAGTTTCATTAGATTCAATTAGCTCACCCTTATCATCTTCTTCTAGGCTTAGTCTTGACTCGGGATAGATGTTAGCAAAGTTTTTAGTCGGAGCTGGCATACCAATACCCTGTCCTAGTTTCTGTAAAGTGCCTTGTTCTGCTTCGGGGATAGGTTCGTCAAATAGTAATTCACTTTTAGGATTGCCAGTATCTAATTCTTGTAGATATGGTTGTATTTGTTCACCACTAAGTCCTGCTTCTTTCAATGCGTCTACAAGGTCTTTAGCATCAGTATATTGGACTATCTCAGGAGTAGATAATATTTGTTTCTGCCAAGACAGAGAGATATAGGCTTCTTGCTGTAAAGCGTCTAGGATATAGTCTAAAGAGGTCTTTAAACGCTCTAGGGCGGCCTCCTTAGCCTGTAAGTCTTGTCCTAACGTCTTACCACTAAATTGAGAACCTAACTGCTGATTTATACCAGAATTAAGGTCTCTACGGTCAGCTATGTATTGAAGTCCTTTCCACGACTCTTGACCTGGGCCAGGCACATCCATCCAATTAATAGAGCTAGGGTCAATAACTTGTTTACCAGCACCAGGAGAAACTATAAGTTCATTACCCTGGTCAGCCATAACATCAGTACCCTTGTAGAAGAACATTTTATAAATAGACAGCGTAAGTTGATCCATTGTCATATTAGATAGCTTGTCATAAAGCACGCTATCTTGTTTAATTATTTCGTAAATACCAATACCAACGTGTAGTCGATCATCTCTTAAAGTCCACGGAGCAAACCATAGAGAGAGTTTGCCATCATCATTTGGTAGTGGGCTTTGATAAAGAACTATATTATCTGAAGGAATCCAGATAGAATAAACATCTTTTACTTGATTTTCATAGAACCCAACAGTAATAGTATTCTTGGGTCTTTCGCTAGTAGCTTTGTCCTTATTATCCTCAATTGGCTCTGACATATTCTTGTTAACATATTGAATATTATCATAGTCTTTAAATTCTTCTTGGAACTTATCCCACGAGTAATCTTTTTCAAAATACCAATCATCTACCGACAGGGCATCACCAACTCTTGCTGATGGAGATAACCACACCGACCAAGGGTTAAGGTTTTCTCTATATAAATCATTGTATTTAATAATCTTTTTACTCTCATAAACATTCTTATCGGGGTCATTCTTAAAGTATTCAGTTAGTATCTTCTTGTCTTGTTCTACTAACTTAGGATAGGTACGAGCATAACCAGTACCATATTTAGCCATATTGAAAATAAAATGCTTCAACTGTTGTTTAGCACCACTAATCTCCCAGCTATTCTTCCAATTATTATAGGCTAGAGCAGTATTCTTATCGTGTTTACTAGAAGTAGCCATAAAGACTGCTTCTGGGTTTTGGTCAACTAAGATAGCTAAAGCCGTATTGACCTTAACATAAAAGTCTGGTGAAGCATTATTAGACTGCCAACCAGTGTTACTACCCACTTTAACCAACCTAGAATGCAAACCCGTCTCATCGTTAGACTCAAATCTTACCCTACCATCACCAATTCCTAGTTCGTGAGGTGTATATTCTCTATCGGCATCTTTCCAAATAGATTCAATACTACGACCAGATCCAATTAAATCTTTCTTTCTAGCTTCTTTTAGCTCGGTTACTCTCTTTTTTAAAAACTCTTGTAAGTCAAACTCATTACCACTTGGGGCATAAGTCTTTTCTTGTTTGTCTTCTTCTTTAATATTTACTTTTGGGGACATATTTTATCTTTTTTTTATTTTGCATAACCTTATTAATTACTTAAAACTCATAAATGTATAACTAAATTATTATACTTAGCTAAATTAAGCTAAAACTTTACCTTAAAATGTATAACTATCTCCTAAATATTATTTGAGTAAAATTTGTTAAGATTAGTAGGACTTATAGAGTGTTTATTCTTCCACTTGTCTAGTTGTATTTCAATCGGACTCTTAGGCTTAGGGCTTTTAGCTTCGTGTAGGTACTGTAAGGCATAGCTAATAGCATCAGCAACGTGGTCTTCACCTCTAGTGTCTAGGTCTTCTGATGGTTTAATAGCGTGTTCTTTTCTCCTTGTATCGTATAAAAGTTTAGGAATAGTCCTTATTGAATTAAGGCAAGTATTAAAGAATACCATCTTGGGACTATTATCCTTATCAAAACCTAAATATTGGTGCATTAATCCCCAACCAGCTAATCTGTCCTTAGGTGATGGTTCAGCTATAACTCCATTCCGCATATAAATATCTGCGATAGTTTCTCCCGAACCAATCTTTGAAAAACAAGCTGAATCCATTACTGTAAACCAATACTTCTCTCCTTCACTTAATCTTTTGATTTCTCTAGCATTAATATCAGCATCGTTGTTATTAGTCCCCAAATCCTCTCGCTTTGTATAATGTTCTCTATACCAGTGAATAATCCCGTCATAGTCAATAGCACCCCATAAACAAGCAGTAGGCACTGCTCTACCGTGGTCTATACATCTTATCCGTCTCCAAGTATCGGGGATATTGAAAGGCTCAATCGTATGTACTGCGTCTCGCCATTCTTTAAAGTATTGACCCTCAAAGACATTCCAATCACCGTCTAAATAAGCCTTACGCAGGTCTTCAGGTAGTCCCTCTAGGGATTTAACATACATTTTTGAAAGGTGCGGGTTATCTTTAGCAAACGCCTGAATAAAATGAAATCTCTCTGGTTCAGGCTCTCTCTCGTCAAAGTCTCGGTCAATCCACATTCTTTTAACCCATTCGTGGCCTATTCCCCCTGGATTAGTACCAGCTAAGAATTTAGTTTCATCTATCTTAGGCCAACGAATAATAGACCTGAATTGGTCAAATACTATCTTAGGATTCTTAGTTAACTCATCAACTGCAATAGCGGCGAACTCTGCACTAGCGTATTTTGATGGGTCGTCTAAGTTTCTAAGAACTATTGCCCCACTACCATAGGCAGGTTTAAGCATAAAACTCATTCCCTCAATCTGATTGTCGCTTAACTTACCCAACCAAGAAGGGAACTCGGTAGCCATTTTGGTTATCTGTCTGTCTTTTAGAGAGGGATAATCTTCACAGAACATTCCAACTCTAACCCCTCTATGACCCTCTGAAGCCCATTTAAGTAGTAGTTTTATTAACGCCCAGCGTAAAATGTACGACTTACCACCACCCTTAGCTCCTCCGTAGAGGATATACTTGTATTTATCTATTGCATTTAAAAACTCTACCTGCTTATCAGACGGGTCTATTAATTCACTAAGTTTAACTTTTTTTTTACTTCTTCTTGCATTTCTTAAAACCTTTTTCCTCTATTAATTCAATCTTTAAATAGTCTAATGGGTGTTGAAGAATACCCTATAAAACTCTTTATTCTTTTCCTCTAACCTATTAAGCCTATTATTAGCATTTTGATTCTCTAATTTATAAACTCTGTTCTTCAACTCCTCTAACTCCTTCTTTGTAATAAACATTATAATATAATTTAAATATCAATCTGTATTTTAGTAACATCTTCAATCTGAATAGACTGGGGGGCTTTGCCGTGTAATTGTTCTAATACGAACTGTAATAGCTTATTATCACCACTTTCAGCTCTTTCAATGGCAAGTAAAACTAAATCTTCCTTTCTTTTATCGGTAATATAGTCTCTAAAGGCTCTTTTGGTCTTAGTAGTGGCTGTTTCACCCTTGGGTTTACCACCGCCAGGATTACCTTTTACAAACTTACCTGTTACTGGGTCAGTATAGGTTTTTCCTACGTTATTTTCTGTTGTTTCTTCCATATTATAATTTATTAAACTTATCTAGCCAGTCTTTAGCTCTTTTAATTACCTTTTCTTTATTATCGTGTTTCCAGCTTTTCCTATAATCAAATTTAACTATTGAGTAATAAATACTACTTCCATCTTCTTTCTTGTATTCTTCAACTTCAATCTCAGCATCACAACCCTTTAATACTCTTGGATTTGTATGAACTATCTTCTCTGTATTTATTAAGTCAGCCATATTATATAAATTTAGGCGGTTATTTTATTATTCTATCTATCTTTATTATAAATTGGGGTTCTACTCCCTCTAATTTACAGGCTATATTAACAAAGAATTGAATTATATCATTTAGCCAAAATAAGTATTTATTCACCCAGCAGTCAACTAAAACTATTTCTTCTGGATAATTCTTATAAAGATCACAAGGAAATATCCAATTTAATCTACCTTGATAAATCATAGGTGTTACAACTAACCTCGCATTTTCCCATCGCTAGTTTGTCGCCAAACCTTTTCTTTGGCCTTCTTAGCCCTAGCCATTTCTTCTTTCCTTATTTTATCGTAATCTCTGGTCTTTTTACCTACAATACCGCTAGTCATTTCTGCCCTAGCTAATGATGGTGAAAAATCCTCGCCATATTTCTCTTTATAACGCTTTTTAGCTCGTTGAATAGCTACACTTTCAACCATTTTATCGGTCTTTTTCTCTCCCTTTCTACTTACTAACTTTTGTATTATTGACATATTTTTTTTTAAAACTTCTAAGATTGCTTACCCCTCTATATACATATACACCTTTCACTCAATTTTAAATCCACACTCATTTTTTTTCTCTAATTTCTCTATAATTACGCAAGTAAAAAACAATTCATCTATTTCCTCATCTCGCTTTTCTTTCATCAACTGAAGCACATCTAAGTCAAATAAATTGTTTTTATGTTCTTTATCACCCCTTTCATACTTCTCAGACAATAGTTTTAATACTTTGTTAAGAAATTCTTTTTTTTGTTTAGTCATAGAATAATAGTTATTTTTTATAAGTTTCTAAGAAATCATCATCCATATATTCATCTAAAAAGTCTTCACTGAAATAATTAGCCATATCATTAAATTTTGGGTCTGGTATCTTATTCATTTCGTAATTACTAAGTGCTTTAGGATAACGTTTTTTCCTCATTTCAGCCCTTAAACGATTCTTTAGGTAGTTATTCATACTCGTGGCTATAAAAGCTCTATACGACCCCTTTTTAGCGTCATAAATGACCTTTTTTTCTAGCTCTAGGAGTCTTAATCCTGTTCTATGTCATCTACTTCAAAATTTAAGTAATAATATTTTCTACAAAACCACCGAGCTTTTATTTTAATATCTTTTTCCATATTATTTAAGCATTTTATTATCTTTTAAGACTTGATAAATCTGTTGGGCTAAAGAATCTATTACGACCTCGCCTAGTTCACCATTAATAGAATGTAAAACTTCGTGCCAAAATGTAACTCCTTGGCCATCAACAGTTAAAGTCTTATCAATTTTAATCTTATTCTCTTTACGATTAGTCATCTCACCGGAAGATAAACTATCATCAACTTGATTACAAAGCTCTATATCGTAAATAAAAGCTCCAACCTTTAATTTCTTTGGAATAATCATATCTTTTTATGTCTTACCATTTCTCCCTCAAACCACCTCCCACATTGTTGACACTGAAATCTCCGCTTTCTAAAGGTCTTGGTTATCTGCCAACCCCTAGACTGAACCTTAGAACTACCACAAGCCGGACAGTTATCCCTGTTTTCTTCTAATAAGTTAGGAGTAGTAGTAGCCCACGCCCTTAAAAGTAAATAAACTTTCTCTAGTAGAACGACATCTTGCTTGTTATATTTTTCCATTTTCTTCCACCCAGCTTCTTTACCAGCCATACAATCTAACCATAATTGAAATCCACCCGTATCCACTTTCTTTCCCAATCCAAGATGTTCTCCGAGGTCGTTTAGCTTGTTTGAATTGAATTTAAACTTACTACGGGCTATTTTAAGTGTATCTACGGTCTTGTAGGGACTAGGAGGTGTTAATCCGTGGTAAACAAAAAATGAATTAGCCATTTTTATGTCAAAGGTATCTCCGTTGTGACCGCAAATCACATCAGCCTCATCAAAAAGTGAGTGGAGTTTCTTTGCTAACTCTTTTGGGGACAAGTCTTTTAGGGAATGAACATTGATTGGTTTCTTATCTAGCCACTTATAGGCAAAGGAAATTATTGTTCGTTGTTCCTTAAACCTAATAACATTTTGTTCATACATTCCCCATACATAAGCTAGGTTAGGGCTGGTTTCTATATCAAAAAGTATTACTTTTTTCATATATTTTTTATATATTTTTTATATATTCTTTATATATTCTTTATAATACTTGTCCCAGTCCTCGTCTGAAAGATGAAATGGATCGGCCATTCTAACGCTTTGATTAAGTGGCACGTCTTTTTCACAACCCAACCACTCTAGGAAGTTGAAAACAAACTGACCATTTCTCCAATTTTTTGGTTTTTTCATAGATTTAAGTTATTTATAAAAAAAACCCCACCAACAATGCGTACACTGTTTCGTGGGGTCGTAACCCTAAATTAAATTATTTACTATATGTTCCGCCTATCTCATAAACCACCCAATTAATTTCTCCTATAACAGTAAATTCGTTTTTACACTTTATACACTTAACTACAAAAGTTCCTTTATCGCTTCCAGCCTTCAATAAAACTGCGTGGCATCTAGGACAATTTATTGTAATTAAGTCTTTCATTTTGTTTTCGCTTTTCTAGCTTCGGTTATTTTCTCTATATTTTTCACAAGCTTTTTCACATTCATTAACTCTCCACCAAGCACAAAAGCTATCATATTCATCTCCAAGATATTGCTCTATAACAAATCTGTTCTTCTGACTTTGGGTTAAGCCCTTTTCAATCTTAATCTTAGTATTAGTTTTTAAATCTATTATTTCTTCAATATATAAAACTTCCATTCGGTATTTCATTGACTCGTATTCATCATCTGTATTACTGTCTAACTTTTCTTCACTCTTTCTCTGAGCAATTAAAGTGATTTTATAATCCTTACTCGGTTCAATATTTTCTTCAGTTGGCAAATCTCTAACTTTTAATAATACTATTTTATTCATAAACTTTTTAATATTAAACCCACTACCAACCCACTAACAAAGAAACTAATTGCTATACTTATAGGTTTTTATCTATATATTTAATTGTTTTTTCTAATATTTCTAAAAGACTAACGTGCCCTTCTCTTATTTCAACACCCAGTTTATCAAATAATTTTTCGTATAAATAATAGGTTTCTCCAAAAATTCTTACATTACCATCAATACTTTTACGACCAGAAATCCTATGGCTTTGAAGATTGATTAAAAACGAACCCCAAAGACTATGTACTTTACACACTAACTCATCTTTTATTACATCATTATCACATTTAGGATAAATACACTTCATAAATTTTTTAATTTATTTGTATATGAATCTATTAAACACTCTAAATCGTCTTCAGTAAATTGCTTAATCTGGTTTTTACCGCTTTTAAGTTCTTGTAAAATACCAAAGCCATAATCTTTTTCTAGGTGAATGGCAAAGTCTGCCTGCCTACCACCCTGAAAGTGATTACATCTACGACACTGTGGTTTTACATTCCGTTCATCAAACTTAACCCCGTGATGTTGTCGCTTTTCATAATGTCCAGCATTCATTTTCTTCCAGTGCTTAACAACCTCACAGGTATAGCACTTAACATTACCACGCCAATCAGCATTTTCCTGCCGGATATACAGACTAAAAACCTTCCAAAGCTTATCTTCTAAAATTTCAATCTTGGATTTCATATCTATTTATTATTTTAAGTTATTCACCCAATTCATAAAATCAGTGGTTCTTTTTATAGTTCTTGGTTCGTTCAAATCTATAAATAACCAATGGTGTGCTTCGTGATTTAATGTGGTTGGAAACCGTTCTCTATTCCAAACTGGTATTCTAATTTTTATAGGTCGACCCGTTAAAAGTTCATAAGTATAGCAACCATAAGCTATAATTGACCGAGGATACCCACAGTTATTTGGTAATTTATCCACCATTTCAATCTCAATATCTGACTTATAAAATGACGAATATTTATCAGCAATAGCCTGATGATAGGGCGTTACGTTACCAGTTAGAAAGATAGCTAGGCAGAGGGTTAAAATATATTGTTTCATAAAGTTATTTCTTAATAATTAGGGTTTACAATATGATTAAAAGGGGTTTACAATGTTATTTATTAGATACAAACTACCCTACTTTGTATCTTTTCAAAAAAAGATGGATACAAACTATTATTTTTTAATATTAAAGACAGTATGTTCCTTAAAATATTCTTCAGCTTCCTCTATCTTGCCTTGCTGGAGGAGGGAGAGGATTTGTTGGGGATAATATTGCCAAGCAGGAATATTAGCACCAAACCATTTTTCATCCTCATCCCCGAAAAACTCCTTACAATGCGTAATTAAGATGTCGTGCCAAAGATGGGCTGGGAGTTCTGTTTTATAATCAACCAACCTA